CTATTGTATATGATGGCTTGCGATTTGTCAAGAAATTGGGAAATTTTCTTATTTTACTGAATATTTAAAAAAATTAAAAATAAGTGTTGACAAATGGAGAAACTTGTGTTAGAATAAATCTTGCTGAAATGCTGAAAGGCAAGATGAGCATACGGAGAGGTGTCCGAGTGGTTTAAGGAGCTAGTCTTGAAAACTAGTGATCCCGCGAGGGACCAAGGGTTCGAATCCCTTCCTCTCCGCCATTTTATTTTATAGTGAATTTAAACTTCACACGGAGGATTACTCAAGTGGTGAAGAGGCTCCCCTGCTAAGGGAGTAGGTCGCTAACGCGGCGCGAGGGTTCAAATCCCTTGTCCTCCGCCAAGAAAAAAGCACTTGCTTTTGCAAGTGCTTTTTTCAGTGAAATAAATCCAAAAGGATTTGTGAAATACCTATCGGTGTGAAATATGGATTTTCCATGTGAAGTGCCTGACGGCGTGAAAGGATTTATTTTATTTCACTTTCTGCGCAAGCAGAAAATTTCACAATATAATAGTATTATTTCACATACGAAGTATATTTCACTTGTTATAAATTAAAAGAGGTTCGTATGGCTGAATCAAAGCTTAGAGAACTATCAACTGATTTATATAACCGGTGCGGCACTATTCGCAGAATATTGGTTGCATCTATTAATACTGCAAAAGAAAATTTACAAAAGGAAAAGATTAATTCAAAATCAAAACCCAATATTTCCGTATAATAGCATTACACGATTGACGCCAAACTTAATAACTGGTAATATAAGGCTGTGAGAATATTTGTATTCTTGCAGCATATTTTTTTACCAAAAGGAGGATGGATTAATGGGATTTTTATTAGGAAAGACCGCTGTTATTACAGGCGGAGGAAGGGCTGTTTTCAGCGACGGAGGTTGCGGTTCAATCGGCTACGGCATTGCTGTTGCTTATGCAAAAGAGGGTGCAAACCTTGTTATTACAGGCAGAAATGTCAAAAAGCTTGAGGATGCCAAAGAAGAGCTTGAAAGACTTTACGGAGTAAATGTGTTGCCTGTTCAGGCTGATGTCAGCAAGGATGGCGACAACGAAAAGGTTGTTCGGAATGTTGTTGACAGAGCTGTTGAAACATTCGGCAGAATTGATGTCTTGATTAACAACGCTCAGGCTTCTGCGTCGGGTATTACGCTTGCAGATCATACAACAGAGCAATTTGACCTTGCTGTTTATTCGGGATTGTACGCAACCTTCTATTATATGAAGGCTTGCTATCCGTACCTTAAAAAGTCAAAGGGAACGGTTATAAACTTTGCTTCGGGTGCCGGACTTTTCGGAAACTTCGGTCAGTGTGCATATGCAGCCGCAAAAGAGGGAATAAGAGGTCTTACAAGAGTTGCCGCCAACGAGTGGGGCAAGGACGGAATAAATGTCAACATTGTCTGTCCGCTTGCATGGACTGCTCAGCTTGAAAAATTTGAGCAGGCTTATCCCGACGCATTCAAGGCGAATGTAAAAGTGCCGCCAATGGGACATTTTGGTGATGTCGAAAAAGAAATCGGCCGTGCCTGTGTTGCACTTGCATCACCTGATTTCAAGTATATGAGCGGCGAAACCATCACCCTTGAGGGCGGAATGGGACTCAGACCGTAA